TCGGTAATATTAATTGGAATGCAACCTAGACGCTGTTTCAAAATTTCATTATTAAATCGTGTAGTATTTTTAATAAAATCTGCTTGATTTTCGTTGTGAGGAAATGTTTTGAATGCTAAAATAGGAATATCTGAAAGAATAGTTCTACGTATAGCATTTGCAATGCTAACATTTATTCCAGAAAGAGTAAAATTTAAAATACCATTTTCCTCACTTCTAGAACTAATGTATGTATTAGTATCATCAACTTTAGTATCTGCCATGTTTATATAATATATATCATTATATTTAATTATTTTAATCAATTTTTTATGTTTAATTTTAAAAGCAAAATACTTAATTAATTATATATGAGTGCAATTTTATATTATAGTAATTATTGTAAATATTCAAAAGATTTATTAGTAAAATTGTCTAGAACAAAAAGAAAAAATGATTTACATTTTGTATGTATAGACAAAAGAGAACAACATAAAGATGGTACTACTCATATTATTTTAGAAAACGGACAACGATTACTATTACCACCTAATGTTAAAAAAGTACCATGTGTTCTTTTATTACATCATGGTAATCGTGTTTTAGACGGATTAAATGAAATTATACATTACTTAAATCCAGGAGAAGCAAAAATAAATAATAAAGCTACTTTATCAAATGGAGAGCCTTTAGCATTTTCTATGTGTGAAATGGGTGGATTATCTGATAATTATTCTTATTTAGATATGAGTTCTGATGAATTATCAGCAAAAGGGAATGGAGGTATGAGAATGATGCATTCATATACAGGATGGGATCAAAATCAGAGTATAGCAACTCCTCCTGAAGATTATGAGCCAAATAAAGTAGGAAATGTTGATTTAGGTAAATTACAACAGGAACGTAATATGGATATTAAACAAAAAAGATAAAATAGCTTAAAAATAAATAAAGAAAAAATTATATATGAGTATTTCCAAGGCATTTAATAACCATTTTATTGAGTTCTTAGATGATGTATTAGTTGTTCTTCCTGGTAATAAAAATATTAAGACAGCTAAATTTTATATTTCTAATGTTATTAGAATGAATCCTACATTATTAGTTAAGGCATGGTATTTGTATTGTGTTACACCTTATTCAGATAAAATAGAAAAAGGTGATTTCTCATATTTTGTTAATAAAGATTATAAGTCAGATGTAGGCGTTAGTAAAGAATATAATTCAGGAGAGGTGTTAAACTCAATTGATGAAATCAGAAAAGCTGCATCAGAACTAAATGATGATAATCAAAATAAAATTATTAAGTACGTCCAAAATCTATCTAAACTATCAATAATGTATAATAAGAAATAATTTAGCAAGAGTTTGATTTAAATAGTAATTTTTATTTTAGATATATAATGTCTAAAATTGAAACTGAAGAAATTCCAAATGAATTTACAAAAATTATGAAGGATTTTTGTTTTGATATGGTAAATACATTTCCAGAATATGAAGATAATTTAATACCATATTTAAATGCTATTAATAATAATGATTATGATAAAGTAAAAGAATTATTCGATCATTGTAAAAATGTATATCCATCTAGATTTTTTGATTTATTATATCAAAACGAAGATATTTTTAAGAATAATGATTATGAATTAACATTTCTTCCAAATATTGATTTTAAGGATGTATGGGCGAATGATATTAGTGAAAAGACTAGACTAATTATTTGGAAGTATTTACAACTAGTATGTTTTACAGTAATTAATACACAAAATGATACATCTTCATTCGGAGATGCAGCATCATTATTTGAAGCGATTAATGAAGATGAATTAAAGAGAAAATTGGAGGAAACGATGGAACAAATGAGTGGTATTTTCGATATGTCGAATGCAAATTTCGAACCTGGAAATATGCCTGAAATGCCTAATCCTGATGATTTACACGAACATATTAGTGGGCTACTTGATGGTAAACTAGGAAGATTAGCAACTGAAATTACAGAAGAAACACTAAAAGATTTTAGTGATATATCCGGAGCAAATTCGGTAGGTGATGTATTTAAAGCACTTTTTAAGAATCCTGGAAGATTAATGAATATGATTAAAAAGGTTGGAGGTAATCTAGATGCTAAAATCAAATCTGGTGAAATTAAAGAAAGTGAATTGATGGAAGAAGCATCTCAATTAATGCAAAAATTAAATAATGTACCTGGTATGAAAAATATGCAAAAGATGTTTGGAGATATGGGTATTCCAATGAATGGTAAATTAAATATGAACGCTATGCAAGCTCAAATGAAAAATAACATAGGTAAGGCCAAAACAAAAGAAAGATTAAGAAGAAAATTAGAGCAACGTAGAAAAGCTAAACTTGATAATAAAGACGAACAAATTAAATTATTACAACAACAATTAGCAGAAGCTAAGAAAAAAAATCAAATACTCGAGGAGTTCAGACCAATGAATGAAAATGTAAAAATATCTAAAACTAATAAACGTAAAAAAAAGAGAAGAAAAGGTAAGAAAAAATAATTTAAAATATATATAATGAGTGAAGTATTCTGGTTTAATAATCCAAAGATATTATTTGATAAAAAACACATCGGTGAATTATGGCCTAATAAAGATTTAGAGTATCCAGCTAAATTAAATGCTGTTACAAGATTAGTGTTAATTTTAGCTCTTTTTGGCTTAATAACAGGTAATTACATAAAAATACTAATTGCAACAGCTATTACTTTAGTAATAATTGTAATGATGTATAATTCAAAGAAGAGTGAGTCAATAAAAAAACAATTAAAAGAAAAAATAATTAAGGAAGGATTTGCAAATCAAAAGATGCAAAAAGTAATTAAACCAAATGCAACAGAGCCAACTAAAAATAATCCTTTAATGAATGTTCTTTTACCTGATATTAAATATAATCCTCAACGTGAAGCAGCCCAACCATCATTCAACCCTGAAGTTGAGAAAAAAATCAACGAAAGTGCAGGAAATATTGGACCTGATCCTAAATTATTCACAGATTTAGGAGATGCAATTAGTTTCGAACAGTCAATGCAAAGATTTTATACAACCGCTAATTCAAGAGTAGCTAACGATCAAAAAGCATTTGCTGAATTTTGCTATGGAAATATGCCTTCATGTAAGAGTGGTGATGATGTAGCGTGTTTAAAAGAAAATCCTCGGTGGATTAATTATTAAATAAAATAATCTTCTATATAATTATATAATGGCTAGTGTATATAATTATAGATTTGATAATCTAACAAGAATCGGCGATGATGATTGTGGAATTACTGCCCGTGATTCTCAAAATAATGCAATTGGTAGTTATAATACAACAAATTATTTTTTAAATTCATGCGGTATGAAAAAACCCATCGAATTTGCTACACAACAACCAAATGTATTTTATAATGGAGGTGCTGGAATCTGTGGCGCAGGTGGTTGTAATATACAATCCGACTCTAAGTTAAGAATCGGAACTATCCAAACTCACCCTAAATGCAAAATTAGCCTTCAACAGAGACCTTTTGCAACTGTACCATATTTAGGACGTGGACCTCCTCGTCCTATTCTTGAAGCAAGATTACAACAAGGAGCAATGATTAATGATACAAAATCATGCAAAACTGTTACAGAAACTTCTTACAAAAATTACAGCAGAACTCCTTTAATTCCAAGTGTTGCAAACACCATTCAGAATCCTCATAATTTAGTAGAAGGTGTCGCAGCAGAGGGGTGGATTCGTGGTGGATTACCTTCACGCGAACTCACAAGAGATCAAGATTATCTCGAGAGACATTCTAATTAATATACTTAAAAATAATTAAATATTTATAATTAAATGTATAATTATTCCATTGAATTAAAGTATAAAAATTTAGATATAGAAGATTCAGATACACAATATCGTAAAGAAGTTTTAGCCGTTTTTTCAATGAAAGAATATAATCAAGATATGATAAAAAAACAAGATACGCTATTTAATGTATTAAAAGAGGAATATAAAGAAATTATAAAATGTATCATGAATAACGATCGTTTAGCATTAATTAGGAATGTTAATGAAAATGATGCTTTTATGATTTTATTTTCGTGGGACTATTTTTATGATAATCATAATTTAATCAGAGCTATTTTAAAAAAAGACAACAAAAATGTAATTGATAACTTAAAACAAAAATTAAAAAATATTATATTAAAAAACAATTAGATTAAAAAATAATATATATTTTATATATCATTATGGATACAAGTCTAAAAAATTCAAAAGGATTATATTGTTTAGAGCAACAATTAAATAATAGACAACTTGATTTTAGCATTTATAAATATAAATGTGTATCAAATGATACAAGAATTCCTTGTGCTGGTATTAATATGCCTATGATGACAAGCGGTTACAATAATAATGTACTTTCCAATAATGCGTCTGATATTGAAAGTGCACTTTTTGGAATAGGATCTACCAATCTTGTTAAAAATAAAGCGCCTGTAGTACCAGAATTAAATAAATTAAATCAGGCAAAATTTTTTAATAATATGAATGTATTTTTACCAGAACCTCTTGTTGTTGAAAGCAAGCAACGTGCAAAAGGTCCTTTTTGTTAAGTATTATTAATAAACTTTATATCATTATATGGGATAGTTAACACTTTTGTGGTATTATCTTTTACAGAATATGTAATATATAATATACCATCTTTAATTATCATTCCACAACAATATTCTATAGGTTGATTTTCAAAAGTAAAAAGAAAGCTATGATCTACATATTCAAATGTTTTACAATTAATTTTAACAAATAAATGATAATAATTTCTAGGTTTTGAATGATGAACTAAATGACATATAAATAAAATATCGTCATTATTGTTTATACCATGTGTTGATCCAGAGATATATTTAAAAAAATTAGGTGATTTTTGTTCCTGTTTTATTGAAAGTTTATTCTTTTTTATAATACCCAATTTCATTGGATGCCATTGATAAATGCAAAATATTTTTTTACGATTAGAAAATAACGCCCAATTTTTTTCACATTTATTATTAGTTGGAGATTTTATTATAGTACCATTTAATTGTTTATTATTAATATCAAAAGTTCCAAATTCAATCATAGAACCTCTTAAAATTTTTTCTGAAATTTCTTTTTTGGTATAGTTGAATACAACATTTCCTGTATAATAAATAGTACTTTTTAAAGTTAATGTCCTAATATCTTGAAGACCATCTAAAACATAATAATTATCTATTTCACGTTTATTTTCTTGGATTAATTCTTCATTTATTTCTTCAGTAAAATCTTCATTATAATTAATAATATAATTTTTTGTAGCTTCTTTATCTCTATATTTATAGTTCCATTCAGCATCAAAATAATAATTAACATATCTTACTATAAAATAAACATTTGAATTATATGTAAAAATAGTAGAATTACTACTGTTAAATTCATTTTTTACTTTTGTTAAATCATATCTTTTAATATCATTATTTTTAGAGTAACAACTAATATTATTAGCATAAAATTTATAATTATCAAAAACATTTTTAATATGACATTTATTATCTAATAATTTAAAAAACACACGATGAATTTCATCTAGTTCATAAAAACTTTTATCATTTAAAGGAAGATAATAATAAAAAATATAAAATTCATACAGTAATTTATACTCATATACATCTGTACTAATAAATAATGCAGTTTTTTCAGGTTTTTCTATAAATATTGCTTGTTTAAAAAATAAATTAGCTAATGAATAATTTTTAGTATATCTGTAATGTTTTATTATTTCATATAATGGTTCAGCTCTCGTAGGATTAATTTGATATGCATTTAAGAATTTCATTACAGCTTTTTCATATTTTTTTAAAGCCATATAACATAATCCAATTCTATACATACTATAATATATTTCTTCAAACCACCCACCTTTTTGAATTCTTATTTTATAATTATTAATAGCTTTTGTATATTCTCCTGTATCAAAATAAGAATTAGCAAGATAAAAATATGCACGCACATTATCAGGATCTTCTTTAATATCATCTTGTAAAATTTTAATGTCTCTTTCATATTTGTTAGTTTTATTTCCTCCATCTCCAATATCTGTAATAAAAAATTCACTTTCGTCTAGTTGTTGAGATTTAAGATTAATAGGTATTTTTAAATATTCATGTGTCGATCCAATATATTGAATAGTTTTATCAAAATTTATTAAACGAATATTTCTATATTTAAATTTTTTTGTTCCTTGCATAACATAATAGTAATCTTTAGATTTTAAATTATTCTTATTAGCTAAAAAATCACTACTAAAATTAGCTATCATGTCTGCATCTAAAAGCAAAATAAAATCGTAATCACTATATAATATGCGACATTTATCTAAAGCCCAATTACGATTATGTCCAAAGTTTTTAAATTTATATTTTATTAAATATCCATTAATATTTTTCTTAGTAAAAAAATCTTTTATTATATCTATTGTATCATCATCAGAACCTGTATCACAAATACAGTAAGCATCAATAAATTTGTAAACGCTTTCTAAGAGTCGAATAATAATTTTAGATTCGTTTTTAACAATCATATTAAGAACAATTTTAACATCTTTATCTTTTGTGTTTTTTTCTTCAACGCCTAATTTTAAAACCATTATTTTTACATATTTAGTATTTTTTATTATATTTAATATTTATATATTAAAATGGCTTTTACAAGATTTAATTATGATGAATGTAGAACAAAAAAAATATTACAAGAATCTACTGGACCTGGAAGATACATGTTAAATGTGCCTGGTCCTGGAGATAATGTTTGTTTTTATAATGATCCATATATTAGAATGCAGAGGTGGGGTGCAAATTTAAGAAAAGTAACAAATGGAGCACCTATTGATATTGATAGTGATTTAATTGGAATAACACGACCATTATCAAAATATTGTGATAAAAAACAATATCCAAATAGTGGTGTTGTAAAGTCTAAAAGAGTAAAATATTCAACATGTAATAATACTATAACAGAACAAAGTAGAGCAACACATCCTGCTTGGATGTATAAAGATTTAGAACAAAATCATAGATATATTTTATTTTTAGACCCACAAGAAAATACATGTATGCCTTTTCAGAATAATCTTAGTACACGTATTTTAGAGAAGGATAACTTTGTTGCAAAAGAACCTTGTATGTTAAAACAGAGAGGGCAGCCAGTTGGCGTATATCGGGGCAACCTTCTTCCAAAAGCTACTTTAAAACAATAAATAATTTTAAAATAAAGATAATTTATTGTTTAAGAAAATATATTGTTTAATATATAATGGCAGAAATTGCAATTCCAGCAGTAGCATTAGGTGCTATGTATATTTTATCAAATAGAAATGAAGAAAAAGAAATTAGCAAAGAGAAATTTACAAATAGATCAGCTCCTGAATCCAGAACATTAAAAATGGGTAATGTAAATAATGGTGTACCTGCAACAAGTAGAGTAAATTACCCAGTTCAAACTTTTTCTGACGTAGGTCATGAACCAGCTTCATATGCTTCGCCAAATTCAGCAACAGATAGATATTATCAACAAGATGTTTATGAGAAAAAGGTAGAATCAAATGCAGATCCAACAAATAATAATTTATTTAAATCATTAAATGGCGATATGGTTCAGAAAAAAGATATTAAATTCAATAATATGGTACCTTTTTTTGGATCTACAGTAAAACAGAGAACTATTAATTTAAACAGTAACGAACAAATTTTAGATCATCATAATGGAAGTGGATCTCAAATAGTTCACAAAAGAGAACAGGCTCCTCTTTTCGCACCACAGGAAAATTTACACTATGCACATGGAACACCTAATCATTCAGATTTTATACAATCAAGAATGAATCCATCATCACGAATGGCAAATACTAAACCTTGGGAAGAAATAAGAGTGGGACCTGGATTAAATAAAGGATTTACAAATAAAGGTTCAGATGGATTTAATGCAGGAATGGAAGCTAGAAATATGTGGCTTGATAAATCTGTAGATCAATTACGAACAAAGACTAATCCAAAAATAACATATAGTTTAGGAAATCATGAAGGACCTGCAAATTCAACTATTAAAAATAGAGGATTTGAGGGTCGTGTTGAAAAAAATCGCCCCGATACATTTTACTTAAATACACCAGATCGCTGGTTTACTACAACAGGTCAGGAAAAAGCACAGCGATCACGTGCTGAAGAACCACTTCAACCAGAAAATCGTCCTTTTACAACAAGAGAGTATTTCGGTGCAGGTACAGCAAATCAGAATGGTGGTAGTGCTGGAGGTAGAATGGAGGAAAATTACAGAAAAAGCAATAGACCTGAACTAGCTCCGGATGGTAAATATTTAGGACCCGCTCATAATTTAACATATCAGACAGGTTGGGATAATTTAAAACAAAATTATGGTAAAGATGGGTATAAATCATATGCAAATTCAAGATCAACAACAAAACAACCAAGAGAATTTGGTGTTGTTTCGGGATTGATGAAAGCAATAGTTGCTCCAGTAATGGATGTTTTAAGACCTTCAAGAAAAGAAAATGTTATTGGAAATATAAGAGAACAAGGAAATGCGTCGGGTGCATATGGTGTTAATCAAGCAACTGTTTGGAATCCAGCTGATAGAACTAAAACAACCATTCGAGAACAAACTAGTGAAACACATGATATCGCCCAACCATTTAGAAGTCATGAAGGAGGATATGCAACAGCAACTTATGATCTTAAATCACAGCAAAGAGAATCAACAACAGTATCTTACACAGGTATTCATGGAGGTTCAACATATGGAACTTCAAATGGTCCTGTTTACAATGCTGCTTATAATGCAGAATTAAATCCTTACAAAGAAAAATTATTGAAGACACATCCAAATATGGGTAATCAAACATTATTTAATGGAAATCAAAATATAAAAGTAAGTAAAATTGGAGCTCAAAATGAAGCATTCGGTATTGCTAACATGCCAAAAGAAGGTGGAAATATTACAACATATGGTGAGATGGGTGGTAGACATACAAGAGAAGCAACAATTGAATCAGATAGAAATACTAGACAAATGTTAAATGCGTTTAATAATAATCCTTACACACATTCATTACATAGTGTTGCATAATTTGAATATAAAAATAATTTTATAAATAATCATAAATATGAATATTCATAAAAATATTAAGTCTAAATTAGATTATTTTATATCACAGAATAAAATTCCACATATTGTTTTCCACGGTCCATCAGGAGCTGGAAAACGGTCAGTACTAGAATACTTTATAAATAAAATATATTCAAGTAAAGAAAATATAAAGAAATATGTAATGTATATTAATTGCGCGCATGGTAAAGGTATTAGATTTATTAGAGATGAATTAAAATTCTTTGCTAAAACAAATATTCAAAATAAAAATGGTAGTATTTTTAAAAGTATTGTTCTTTTTAATGCTGATAAATTAACAACTGACGCGCAATCTGCACTTAGAAGATGCATAGAACAATTTAGCCATACCACAAGATTTTTTATTATTATAGATGAATATCGAAAATTATTAAAACCAATAATTTCAAGATTTTGTAATATACAAGTATCACTTCCCGTTATAAATAAAAATAAAATAAGTCTCCATGATTATAACAAATCTACCATTAATAATATTTTTAAATTAGAGAATAAAAAAACTAGTACATGGCTTGCAAAAAATTTAGAGAATACATCAAAATTAAATAACATAAAAGAAATTTTTAATTTTAGTGATAAAATATATCAAAAAGGGTATTCGTCATTGGATATAATGAATTACATATCTAATTCTAAAAAAATAGATGGATTAGAAAAATATAAATTACTTATATTTTTTGATAAGGCAAGAATTGAATTTAGGAATGAAAAAATACTAATATTTTATATTTTAACTATAGTTTTATTGCGTATTAAATGTGATTTAGAAAATATATGTGAAATGTAAATATGGATGATTTTAATACTAATTTGCTTTCTGAAGCCCGAAATGAATATTCATCTCGTTTACTAAATATACTAACTCCTCTTGTTATTCAAGGATTCAAATCTATTTTTAAAGAGGCTTATGAATTATGTGTAAAAAATGAAGAAAGTTCAAAATATCTAATGACCTTTCAAAATTTCTTATCAAGAGTTCCAAAATGGAATCAAGAAATTATAAATGTTGAGACACAACGAATCATTAAAACCAGTAAATGTGATTTCTTAGAAGATATTTTAACATGCGTTCATATAACACAGTTAAAAATTCTTACTAGTATTCGCGTTTCAACAAAACAAAAAAAAATAGAGATAGATATACCAAAAATTTCAGATTTTGTTCATCGTGTTTATATTGAATCTGCGCGTAAAATATATCAAAATGTATATTTATTTGAGAAACATATCATGCCTCTTCAACAACAAAAAAACATGCGTGAGTGTGAAATAATTGTAAGAGAGTGTATACTTAAAGTTATTGCAGATAGTATGCCTATTGAAAAAATTCTACGTGCCTATATGGATGAAACAGAAGAGGAAGAAATTATAGAAGAAATTGTAGAAAAACCACAAGAAGAAGTTGAAAATATTGTTAAAGAAGAAGAAAAAGAAACACTAGAAAATAATAATGAATCAATACAAACTGTAACAAATGATAATTCAGCAAATATTGTAAAAATAGAAGCATCAGAAGATAATAATATAATTTCTCCTGGTGAACCAGTATCAATTGCAAAAGCAATTGAACCTTTAGAAAATAATCATAGTAATGGAAATGATAATATTGAAAAAACTGAAAATGTAATTATTAATACCGAACCTATGACTTCAGAAATTAAATCCGAAAATAAAATTTCTTTCAATGATAATGATTCGTTAATGAATTATAATATTAATGAGAAACCAACAAAAATCCAAAAAAATGAAACTTCATTAATTTCAGCTCCAAAAACTATAGAAAGGCTTGAAAAAATAAGCAAGGAAGCCAATGAAAAACGTAAAGAAGAAGAGGCTGCATATGATGATGATGATGATGATGATGATGATTTTGGTTTCGAACAGGATAAAATCAAAATTTTTGATGAATCCCCTACACTAGAATTAGATAAGTTAGATGTAAATGACGTTTCATCTGGTTTAGAAATAGCAAGTCCACCTCTTTTAGATGATGTTCAAGAGTTAAATTAACTGCGGTAAAAAATAAAATAGTTTTTTTATTTAAAATATAATAATGAATAACGATACTTTTATTAAAGGGTTTGTAATTTGTATTGTATACTTAATTTTTCGTTTTTTTGAAATGAGATTTATAATTAAAGAAACAATACCACTAAAAAAACTTGTAAGAGATGCTCTACTTGTATATATTAGTTTTATTACAGGTATATTTGTTTATACACAGATAGAACCTATAAAAGATTTAGGAAGTACACCAGTAGTATTTACAAACAATCCAGAATTTTGAATAATTAATTTACTTAAAATAATAAATAAATTAATTATTTATTTAGACATTAAGAATAAATAGGTAATTTATCAATGTCTATAATTTTTTTTTTACTTGCTTTTTTTCTATTAATCTTATATTTTGAAAAAATAATACTATCAACTTGATTTTGTGGTGTATGATTGTGTACGGTTCTAGCAATCATTTTATATAACTTAAATTCTGGATATCTTTCTTCACCACATTTTTTATATAGTATATTTCTTCCTTTATCATCAGTACACCATTTATTAATTAAAATAGAAATAGGATTCCCACATGAGTTAATATTTTCAATATCAATGTCATCTAAAAAATAATCATAAAGAGAACATGCAAGACGACATAAATCAAATGATGGATTTGGATTTAATCTAGGTTTTTTCTTATTAAAATAAGGTTCAATATTGTATTGTGTTGCAGCATCACCTTTTGGATGAAAACTATCACTACAAATGAATTTACCCTTATATTTATATATTGCTCTACCAAAATCAATTATTTTATATAATTTTCCATATGTAGGCACTTTAAAGTATTTACTTTCATATTTGTAATATATAAATTCTTTATCCGTTTTATTATACATGATATTATTTGTATGTAAATCATTATGTGTAAAATCAAACATTTTTTGATAAGTTATAAGAATCATTATTATTTGAAATAAACAAGATCGCCATTCATCAATACTAATATCTTCTTCTAGTAATGAATCTAATGTGGCTTCCATTTTTTCAAGACATATTACTTGTACGGGAAAATCTTCTATTGTAGAACAACATTCAATATCTGAATTTATACTACTTAATATTTCACTATTATCTCCATCTGTCTCATTTTCACTTTCTGACTCATTATTATCATCATCTTCAAATTCATCTTCACTAGAACTATGAGAAGATCTAGAAGAACATTCACTGCTACTTTTACTTTTATTTAAATTGTTACTTAAATCAAATTCAAAAATTAATTCTGTTGAAATCCCCTTTTCAGTGTTAGATGGTATAAATAAATCATCGAAATTTTCATTATTTAAAGAATATACTGATTTATTGCTAATATTTTTTTCAATAACTAATTTTCTCTTGTAATTTCTAGTATCGCTATCAAAGAATAAGTCAGAATCTATATCGTCTATTTTGAATAGATTATTTTTATTTATATGAAAAAATTCACTATCATTTAAATATTCTAAATCATCAAAAATATTTATTTTAAATTCATTCTGAACACCTAAAAAAGAACCATAAAAATCTAAACCGTGAATAAATTTGTGATGGTGTAAAAGATTACTTGTAAGATATGTAAAAAAACCATCAACATATGCTGAATTATTTGGATCTAAAATTTTCTTTATACAATTATTATTTGATAATCTTGGTAATTCAGATTTTAAATGATTAGATTCTTCATATTTTCCAACCATAAATTTAACTGGATCAATTAAAGGAGAAAATTTAAAAAAAGAATCAATGTATTTTTCATCTTTTTCAGATTTTATTTTACATTTATAAACATTATTAAAGTCACTTTTATCAACGTTTATGATATTATAATGTTGATTCAAATTTATATTTTGATAGTTGTTTTCCTGTAAGTTAAAAAAATGTTTATATATTGGGATATAATTTTGAATTTTTTTTATCCCTATATTTTCAAATTTCTTAAATAATGTTTTATTATCATTCTTTTTATAATAAATGTTGAACATTAATTTGTATAAATAAATAATTTTATTAATTTTAACTTGATTTATGCGTATTTTAATATAAATATATTTTTGAACTAAATATATATGAATTTAGAACTAAAAAAGTTCGATATGAAAAATATTAAGTTTGATCCAAAAAAATCATCAGGTCCTGTAATTGTATTAATAGGAAGACGTGATACAGGTAAGAGTTTTTTATGTAGAGATTTACTTTATTATCATCAAGATATTCCAATTGGTACAGTTATTTCAGGAACTGAGGCCGGAAATGGATTTTATAGTTCTATGGTGCCTAAATTATTTATTCATGATGAATATAATACAGCAATTATTGAAAATATTCTTAAACGTCAAAAAATGGTTATTAAACAAATAAAAAGAGAAAAAGATGCTTATGGTAGAAGTAATATTGATGGTCGCGCTTTCGTTATTTTAGATGATTGTCTTTATGATAATACATGGAGTAGAGATAAATTAATGAGACTTCTTTTTATGAATGGTCGTCATTGGAAAATCATGTTAGTAATTACTATGCAGTATCCTCTTGGGGTTCCACCAAATCTTAGAACAAATATTGATTACACATTTATTTTAAGAGAACCGTATATTGCTAATAGAAAAAGAATTTATGAAAATTTTGCAGGTATGTTCCCCACATTTGAGTCTTTCTGTCAGGTTATGGATCAATGTACTGAAAATTATGAATGTTTAGTTGTTTCAAATAATTCAAAATCAAATAAATTAGAAGACCAAATATTTTGGTATAAAGCCAGTCCACATAAAGATTTTAAATTAGGAAGTAAAGAATTTTGGGATATGTCTAAAGATATTGGAAGTGATGATGAAGAAGAACAATTTGATCCAACAAACAGTAGAAAGGGTCCACGAATAAATGTTAAAAAAAGTAGATGGTAATTACACTGGTAAAGCTTCAACAGTAATACAAAAATTAGTAGTATTATCGAAAATTGGGACAGCATTTACAATTGGAATTGGGTTGAAAATAGTAGTTTCATTAAATTTATCAGATATATATTTTGGTATTCGAGCCTGCATTCTTGTAGATAAAAATTGTGTTTTATTTGTTTTACATGGATTTTCTCTTAATGAATGCCATATTTTATGATGATTACAGTATTTGCATCTACCACTACAAAATAACTCATATTCGCAACAGTTACAATTTTTAAATTCACAATGAAATCTTTTTACCATATTAAATAAGTAATAATATTTAATAATCGTCAATTAACCAAATATCACTATTAAAATCATAATTATTAAAACATTCACAACAAATACCTATATCATGAATATTTTTTTTATTTACATCTACATTTTTTAAAATAATGATATTTGTTTTATAACAGTTAATAGGTATTATACATAATTCACAAAAACTCCATTTATCTTTACAATCTTTACAAATTATCTTTTCAGATTCTATCGTACATACAATACAATTACAAATATCATTAATCTTTTCTTTATTTTTTTCTAATATTTTGTAAATATTATTCATATTAAATATTTTAAGTATAATTATTTAATATGATTATTTAATCTTCTTTCTTCTCACTTACAGTCATATCAATATTTGCATTATCATCTATTTCCTTCTGAACTCTATCTGTCTCACGCGTTCTAATGTTATCACCCTCAAAAAGCTCTTTTCTAATATCTGCGGAACTAATTTCTTCATTACTCTTAAGATTATTCTCAACTGTTGATGAACCAACACCTACAAGATTACCTTCTGAATCAATATTTTGTGTAAGCTTGTTTCCTGTTTCCTTAGCAAGTTTTTTATTATCTTCAATAGCTTTCTTTTTAGCATCTGCAACACGTTTCTCAAACTCTCGTTTTGCTTGTTTTTCATTCTTATTCTTTTCATGCATAAGTTGATTAAGTTCATCATTAAGATATTCTACACGTCCTGTTCTATATGCTTCTGGTTCCCAAGGCATCCATGTACCAACAGGCCCAACAAATACATCATGATTAGGATCTAATTCGCGAAGTAGTTTACAACGTAACTCTGCCTCTTCCTGAGAAGGATAAGATCCGCGTACCTTTACACCGCGCGTATTTGTCTGAAAATTATGCATCTCATTAAATGCACTTTCAAGTTCTTCTTCCTTAGCATCTAAGAAATTCTTATAATCATCAGTAATTGTTGTCTTAACAAGTTCAGCCTCCTCGCTTTTAACAAATTCCTGATAATCTTTCATAATCTTATCAAAATTCATATTGTATTTGTATGAGATGAAATTAAGAAATTGTGAAAACTTCTGAACTCCTTTACTATAATCCCAATGCTTTAGGAATTCCTCAAAGAAAAATAGCTCTTTTTTCTTTAAAATTTTATCTGGACTTACAAAACTCATACACACAAATTTTTGACCTGCTACAGGTTTATCTTCATCTAAAAGATCAACGTATTTAGGATTTTTTTCTCCATTAGGTAATTTTTCAGTTTCAAAAGGTAATTCTTTAGACATTTATAATATTTTTAGTATTTAATATTTTAAGTTATTTTTATCTAATAATGTATTTTTTTTTCTGTAGAAATAATATAAAATGCTCGGTGAACTTGGAAACTTATTTGACCTTGGTGAACTTATCCGTCGTGTTGTAAAATACCTTGTTGAGGGTATCATGGTTGCTATTGCCGCCTACGCTATCCCCAAGCGCTCTCTTAACTTAGATGAGGTCATGCTTATTGCCCTCACTGCTGCCGCTACTTTCTCCATCCTCGATACTTACGTCCCATCTATGGCTGTAAGTGCTCGCTCCGGAGCTGGTTTCGGTATGGGCGCTAACCTTGTTGGTTTCCCTCGCATGTAAATTATATTTTGTAATATGTTTAAAATTTAAACACGTTATAAATATCCAAAATACTATCAATACAATAGTAAAAAATAATGAATAACTTATATTTGTTATAGGTTCCATAGAATCGCTCATAAAAATATATATTTCACTTAAACCATAAAAACTTATACCCTCTACCAAAACACCCATATAAATACCATTACCTATAATTAATAAATTATTTGTTAAATCATTAAACTGTAACGCCATTAGAGCTGCAAATATAGCATGATGTATATGATAATGAATATTTTTAGCAGAATTTATAAATAAAAGAATGTAATTCAACCCAAAAATAAAAAACAACGATAATATTGATAATATTGTATTTCCACATCTTCTATATTTAGTTAGATCTAATATGTCTCTTATTGTTAAATACAGCAAAGGTACACCTATTATAATAAATACAATAATCTCCCTTAATGTAAGATGATTCCAAAAGTTTCCACTTATAGTAAAATTTTGTAAAAAATTTACTTGTCCTAATAAAGCAAAAATTATTGCACTTGAAATTGTTATAATTTGATATAAAAATAATTTTTTTCTTGAAAGATTTTTAAAAGTTAATTGAGATATCGTAGTTATTGTATAAGTTATTAATAACGCAATTGTTAAATCATATGCATATGTGTAATTTGTAATCCTTTCATAATGACCTTTTGTTATTAGTGATGTTATCTTTAATGTTTGACTAGCAAAAAAGGTATTTGCATATATAAGTTGTAAGTAAATATAAAAATAATTCATTAAAATTTATAATACAAATATTTCTAATATATTTATATTAATTAATTATGCTCTCGCTTACAATTAAGGAAAGGATATTTACTATATAATTTAAATATAGCAAGTTCTTTTTTTTTAGCTTCAATCATAATATCAATATGACATTCATATTTTTCAGGAATTTCTAATAAATATTCTGGTATTACTTCAATATAATCAGAATGATGCCCTGTTCTTCCTGAACCCTGTTCTGAAACGTGAAATTTAGGTTTAATTCCTCTTCTTTTCCATGTATTTAATATATCTTCTATATAATATTCTGCTTTTTCAATACATTCGTCTGGATGTAATATATTATAACATGTATAATGATGTGTATCAAATACTACAGGTATATTAACTTTTTTTGATACATATAAACAATCTTTAATGGAAAAGCATTTTTCACAATTTTCTAATACTAACCTTCTTTTAATTGATTCAGGAAGACGTTTGTAATTTTCACACCATCTTTCAAGTGTTTTTTCTTTATCACCATATAATCCACCACCATGAACTACCATAACTGAATCTGGGCCCATACCCATACGATCTAAAACTTCTGCATGGTAACTAAGATCATTTATAGTTTGTTGAAAGGTACTTTCATTTGGTGTCCCTACAACATTATATTGTCCTGGATGAAAAGTTAATCTATGATTAAGATGTCTAGCATATTCTCCTATTTTTTTTAAAAGAGCATCAGCAAATTCCATATCGTAATCTTCTACCATTGGATTGCTTATATGAGGAAATAATTCACTTGAAATTCTTAAAACTTTAATACCATTTTGTTCGTTCCATTTAATCATCTTATATAAATCATTTAAATTCTGAATTATTTTTAATTTTAGTGTTTGTATACCTTCTTCTTCTATCTTTCTTATAATCATTTTTCTAGAACAAAATACAGTTGGTTTCTGTTCTCTTAATGTTGTATTTAAACAACATAGACCCAACTGAATTGGTTTGTTAGTAGACATTGTTAGAAATTTATAATTGAATAATTAGAAAACTTTTTAATAATTCAATTTTATATATGAAATATATTCTTTTAGGAATTTTAATTATAATATCTATTTTACTTGTGAAATATGCATTCAAAAATAAGGAAAATATGGTATCAGCAAAAAAATTACCATCACCTAATATTGTTTTAATGGGAGATTATGATTTTCATCAACCAAAAAACATAAAATATCCATCATTAAAAAAAATTTTATTAAGTAAATATCCATTAGCAAAAATAAAAACATACACAAATGATTGTGTTATGATAAATAATTTTAATAGTTATATTAATAATATTCCAGATTTATTTAACAATAAAAATACAATAATAATTGTAGCTGTTGGTATGAACGATATATATAAAAATTTGATAAATTGTAATTCAAATAAAAAAATAAGTCCCAATAAAGAAACCATAAATTGTATTGAAAGTACACATATTTATAATAATTGGGCTAATGAAATAAATAGATTAATTCAAAAATTTGATAAAGCAAACATTATTATTTTAGGAAGCTATTATCCTAAAATGAATAGTACAATACCTGTTTGTAAACATAAACTAAAAGTAGATAAATATCTAGAGGAAGACATAGACTATTGGAATTCTAATTTAAGCAATTATTCTAGAAATAAAAATATTTCATTTATTCCTATTGATAAGATTATTGGAGAGAATGATTTAGAAAATGATGGATTTACTATTAAAGAATCATCATTTAATAAAATTGCAAAGGAATTAATTTCAGAAATTTCTATTAAGAATACATAACTTTAATAAAATTAATACAATAAGTATCATGTGTAATAAATCACCAGATAAACGTGGACTTAAAAATCTATGTGATTTTACTGTTGATAATTTAAATAAACATCCCTTATAAATATGTCTAGTTAAAAGAGTAAGTATATTCATAAAAATTAAGTAATATAAAATTGCAGGTGTTCTTATATATATTATTCCAATAACCATAAAAATATTGAATGCTACATCCGAAATATTAATACAATTATCTTTATGTAAAAAAGATCCAGATACAGCAATGGTATGAAAAAATAAAGAAGAAATCATAACTAAATAATCAGAAATTGTTTTAGATTTATAAAATGCAAATATTGTTATTATTAATGAAAATAATGAGAAATAAAAAAAATGTTTTTTATAATTGATTATATCAATAATACTTCTTTTATCATATTTTTCTATCATCCTATAAATATAGTTTTGATTTTTTTCAAAATTATATTTAATAATATGGGTTAGCTTAAATAGTAGGTACATATTCCCAAGATAATTCATTACATATTTTTTTCCATATTTCATCTTGCTCTATTCTTTTAACAGGATCTTTTAACATAGGAAAAAATGGTAAAAAAGTTACTTCCCCTAATAATTCGCACATTTTATACAGAACATAGTAATAATTAAGAAAGTTTACTCTATCATCAGGACAATGTTTTGCATATGGTCTCTGTATATCCATAAAAAGACTACAAAGTTTTTCTTCTAATTCTGGACTCATGATTGGTGGTTTAATACCTAATTTATCCTTTATAAAAGGTATATGTTCATAGTATTTATTATAACCTAATTTTTTTAATATATCTTTAGCTTTTTTATTAGACATTTGTTTTAATGTTATTCTTTCTTTTTTAATTTGAGCTTTAATGTTTTCAATAACTTCATCAGGTATTTGCGTGGTTTCTTTAGCTTGAAATTGAGCTAAAATTTCTCTAAAATGATTAATTCTCTTATATGCATAAAAACAAACTTCTTTTGGGGGTTCTTTGTATGATGGTTTTTCATGTTCTACAAGATAATCATATCTAGTACCACATTCCTTACAAATTAAAACACCCTCATGTTCGACAGATATTAATTCACCAGAGCATTTACATTTTTCTTCTTTAACAATATAATTATTAATATCAAAATATTTATCATCAATATTTGTTAGATATTTTTGAATGTAACTAATATCTTCATTTTTTGTTTTTTCTTCTTTATTTTTATTAAAAAACGAATGAAGTATTGTTTTTTTATTTTTACCATCTGTTAGATCTTTCTTTTTTTCAAAATAATCAAACACATGTTTAGCATTTTGTAAAAGATAATCTTTTTTTTTATTTTTTTCAGATTTAATTTTTTTTTTAATTTCTTTTAATTTATCTTTTAATTCTAATTTTTCTTCTATAGAAATTTCTAATTTTATCATTTTTTTTATTTTTTCTTTTTCTATTTCTAGTTTTGGTATTAGATTATTTTCAATATCATTAAAATTATTCATCATTTCTTGATGTTTATTATCAACAGTAACATTATTTTTTGTACTACAAATTATTTTTTTTGTAGCCTTAGGTTTAAAGGCAGGCATATATTTATTATAATAAATAATTATTTAATTTGCTTTTTAGTTAATTAATGTTTTATGTATAAATTTTATAGTATTTTTCTCTCCAAAAATCAATGGATATTAATCTTGATAAAATTCAAAATAAACATGTAAACCCAATACTACTACATAAAATGGCCTTCTTATATAATGCACTTGAAAACGGATGGACTATAAAAAAAAAGAATAATGCATATGTTTTTACCAAGAACCATGAAGGTAAAAAAGAAGTATATTTGGATAATTATTTAAAACGATTCATGAAGGATAATTTTGAAATATCAAGTATTTTAGAATAAGCTAATTAATTAAATTAATTATTCGCTTTTTCAAAATTTTTTTTTCTTTAGCAATATTATAATAATATGGGAGGTGGATTAATGCAACTCGTAGCCTACGGCGCCCAAGATGTTTACCTTACTGGAAATCCCCAGATTACTTTCTGGAAAGTCACCTACCGCAGACATACCAACTTTGCCATGGAGTCAATTGAACAGACTTTCAATGGCCAGGCCGATTTCGGTCGCCGTGTCCAGTGCACTATCTCCAGAAATGGTGATCTTGCCTACCGCACATACCTTCAGGTTACCCTTCCCGAGATCGGACAGGATTCCTGCTGCAATGATAACAACGACTGCAAGGGTATCTACGCCCGTTGGTTAGACTACCCCGGAGAGCAGCTTATCTCCATGGTTGAGGTTGAGATCGGAGGCCAGCGCATCGATCGCCAGTACGGTGACTGGATGCACATCTGGAACCAGCTTACCCTCACCGCCGAGCAGGAGCGTGGTTACAACAAGATGGTTGGTCAGACCACCCAGCTTACCTACCTCATCGACCCCTCTTTCGCCGATGTTGACTCTGCTTGCGCTAACAAATCTGTCCCCGCCGCTGTCTGCGCCCCTCGCAACGCTCTTCCTGAGACTACCCTTTACGTCCCACTCCAGTTCTGGTTCTGCCGCAACCCTGGTCTTGCCCTTCCTCTTATCGCCCTTCAGTATCACGAGGTCCGCATCAACCTTGAGCTTCGCCCATCAGACGAGTGCCTTTTCGCTGTTACTAGCTTAGCAGATATGGACGCTACTGACGCCACTAAGGCTTCCGGTAAATCCGTTAAGGACGCTGCTTCCTACCAGAAATCTCTTGTTGCTGCCTCACTCTACGTCGATTACGTTTTCCTCGACACTGATGAGCGCCGCCGCATGGCCCAGAACCCCCACGAGTACCTCATCGAACAGCTCCAGTTCACTGGTGATGAGTCCGTCGGTTCTTCATCCAACAAGATCAAACTCAATTTCAACCACCCTTGCAAGGAGCTTGTCTGGGTCGTTCAGCCTGACGCCAATGTTGACTACTGCCAGTCATTCCTTAGCGGCACAAACCTTAACCGTGCCCTTGGAGCTCAGCCTTTCAACTACACCGATGCCTTAGATGCTCTTACCAACACAATTGCTGCCTTCTCTGGACCCATGGGTGTCTACAACGGAGGTAACAATGCTTTCGTTGATAAGGACGGTCTTTTCCAGGACGGTGCTGCTGATACTCTCTCTGGACCTGTCATTCAGTGGGGTGAGAACATGGGTAACAATGCTACATTCACTGGTATTAAGGACCCCAGCGGTTCTGCCGCCTCCTTTAATTCCAGCTGCACTACTGGCCCCGGTAACTACAAGGTTCCTTTCCCTGTTGAGGAGGATTTCGCTGACTCTGGTGTCTCTGATGCCGGCGCTTTCGTCCTTGCCGAGACAGCCCTCAACATGCACTGCTGGGGACAGAACCCTGTCGTCACTGCTAAGCTCCAGCTTAACGGTCAGGATCGCTTCTCTGAGCGCGAGGGTACCTATTTCGACCTCGTTCAGCCTTACCAGCACCACACACGTAACCCCGACACTGGTATCAATGTCTACTCATTCGCTCTCCGCCCTGAGGAGCACCAGCCCTCTGGTACTTGCAACATGAGCCGCATCGATAACGCCACACTTCAGCTTGTCCTCTCCACCCACGCTATTGGTGGTGATGCCACTGCTAAGGTCCGTGTCTACGCCACTAACTACAATGTCCTTCGCGTCATGAGTGGTATGGGAGGTCTTGCTTACAGTAATTAGATTTTCTCTTAAAATTGAAATCTTAAAACCCTTTACTTACAAAAATAACTTAAATATAATTCATATTTATAAATTATAATTATGAATTTGAACAATCACCCTATTTATGGAACTTTTGAATATAATGTATGGAAACCTTTGTATTTCCATAGAACAAATAAAAAAACAAAAGCACACGAATTTGGAAAACATCCTAAGTATGAAATAATATTTATTAACAATCAAGAGACGCCATTTATAATAAGACATAAAAAAACAAAAAATTTCATTAATGTTTGTCGGAATAGATATATTCTTGCTTTAGATAGTTGTAACCACACTTACACAGATATTCATATCGCCGTTGCATCAGCATTCCCTCATATTACACCAAAAGAAACAATCGACCATATAAATGATGATCCTACTGATAATCGTATTACAAATCTAATGTGGATGGAACGAAGTGAGAATAGTAAAAAAGGACAGAAAAAGGCTGTAAAAAACAGCAACGCAAATGGAGGAAGACATGGTAAATATGTTACTATGAGAAAACCTGACCTTACAGATAAAAACAAACGTGATAAATCTATTCCTATTGGTTTATTTCGTAGTGTAGATAAATGCGCTCAATTCGTTATTGATAATGTTATTCAAAAAGATAAGAAACCCCAACTCAAAACAACAGCGGCAAAAATTCGACGTGCTATATCTACCCCACATTTGAAAGCATACGGATATTATTATGATAAATTTGAAATTAGTATAGAGGAAGAAGAATGGAAACAACATCCTGAATGTCCTGAATATCAAGTATCTACACATGGACGTTTTAGAAATTCATATGGGATTATTACTACAAATAAAAAAATGCGTAATGGTGCAAAATATTCGTCTGTATCATTTCAAAACTCACAAAAATATATTCATAAATTAGTATGGGAAACTTGGGTTGGTCCTATTCCAGAAGGAATGGATATCATGCACGATGATACAGCGCCTTTACAAGAAGATGGAACTTATCGTAATTGGTTATGTGACTTATCAATTGGAACGCGTAAAGAAAATATGGTTTCATTCCATAAACATAAGAATACACAAGAAATACAAGAACAAACAACATTTATTGAAAATGTTCCTGATATTTCCATATTAGCACCCAAACGTGTGTTCCCTTCAAACCCACTTGGAGAACTAATGCGTAACGCACCACAAGGAATTCAATTCATTCAAGCAAAAAATCGTGGAAATAAATATGTCCTTAGTCGATTATTTTCTACAACTGGTAAAGATATTCCTACAACTGGTAAAAAAAAAGTAAGTGATGAAGAAAAATTCCTACACGTATTAGAATTATATCAAAGTATGTGTTTACCTGAAAAGCAAAATAAGAAATATATGGAGACAAATATTGAAGATTATAAAAAATTTATTCCCCAATAAATGTAAAATATAATATAAACGTCATTTGTACATCATTGGTCAAGATATCAAAATTTCAACTAAGTTTTTATAATTCATTCTTCTTTTCTAGTTCTAAGTTAGTCACAAATTTTTTCTAATTCTACAAAAGAATTTGTACCAAAAAGTTCAAATATATCAATACCTGGTATTATTGCGTGTACAAATTCACTTTCAATATCTGATGCATTATTTGATGTTATGTAATCAAAATTTTATTTACTTTAGAATTAAATTGATTAATTTATTTTAAATTTTATTTTATAAAAACTAAATTTAAAATGCTCGAAATAACTTTCAAAGATCACAAAATTATCATCGGTAAAAATCAAGATGAAAATGATGAATTAGTAAATAATGCAGATCCAGATGACTATTGGCTACATTTATCTAATTATCCTTCACCTCATGTAATTATTCAAAATCCAAATAAAAAAAGGATTCATAATAAAATTATAAAACAAGCTGCATATCAGTTAAAAATCAATTCAAAATACAAAAATATTCAAAATATAGAAGTTGATATTACAAAAATAAAACATTTACAACAAACAAAAAAACCAGGAATGGTAATTATTAATCAATTAATTAAAAATATAAAAATATAAAAATTTAAAAGTAAAAAAGTAAAAAATTGAATTATCTTAAATAATAGTATTTAATAATACAGCACCCCAAAATGTATCAAGAAAACAAACAAACTGTTTCCAATGAAAGTGAAGTTAATTATAATGAAAATCCCATTATTTGGCCGAAAATGACTGATTTAGAAAAACAAATTATTACTGACTGGGCGACTGATGTTGATTCTTTAAATTTATTAAATTTAATTAAAGTACTTCATAAAAAGTTAAATGAATGTGAGGGGAATTCCTTTAATGATAAACTTTTGAATATGGATTTTACGAAGCCTAATGGTAATCTATTTGAAAATATTATGGCTCAAATATTAACAGTATCATATTGTAAAATGTTAGATGTAGAAAAAGTTGATGAAAAAAAATTAAATACAAAAATAGTTGAATTATGGAATAATTTTAAATCCTATTATATGCAAATTTAAAATATAAAATTTATCTACTAATATCTAATAAAACATTTGTATAGTTATAGTAAAAAAAATTGAAATATTTTTAATATAACTTATATAGTATTATATAACCCGATACTACAAGATAATTATGAGTTCCACACAGTTGAAGATTATAAACCGTTTGTTGTTGTTGGCTGAAAAGTCTAAGGGAGGAAAAAACTGGCAGCAACACGCATCAGCTATTTGTTGCGGAAAGAAAATTATATGTACGTCAATTAATAATGACCGAACTAAGTTTGGTAAGAATATATATTGTTGCGGACATAGTGAAGCTAATTGTGTGTTGCAATATTTGAATCGCTCTTTCCGTGGTAAAAGAAATAAGTCGTTAGTTTTAGCAGGCTTACGAGAAAAAGCAAAAAGTTGACTATATATATTGCTAGAAGGAGAAAAAATAAGTCACATCCAAAATATAAAGGAGCAATGTCTGCGCCATGTAATCATTGTTTATCTTTAATTAAAAAATGCGGAATACAAAAAATAAAATACACAGATGATTTTGATAATATTGTAAGTGTTAGAACAAAAGATTATAATAATAACCATGTATCTTCAGGTATTAAAATTATGAAAGAGATGAAAATATTATCATGATATAGTATAATGAATAATACTTTAATTTTATTAATTGCATTAATAATTTTACTTATTTTTTTTCTAGCTCAAATGCCTAGAAAACATCATATTGTAAATAGACATCCATATCGAAAAGATATTATTTATGTAAATAATTCATTTCCTATATGGCGGGTACCTAGTGGATGGGCTAGACCTATAAGAAGAAAAATTAATCATGTTCCTATGATTCCACTTGTACCATCACATCATTTATTAGGACCAGGAGGTATTCATCGTTTATAATTTTATTAGAATAATATATAAAATGAATTTTTTAGAATTAATCGCACTATTTTTAGTTATTCTAATTCTTATTGTAATTGTTAATAATATTTTTTTGTATGGTAGAGATTTAGCAAAATATCCAAAAAAAACAGAAAAAGATATTGAAAGAGATATAAGACATTATTATCCCGGTTCACCAGATGATGAATATGAAACAGATTATGACTCTGATTCTGACTCTGATGATGAAAATACACATAAACCACGTCCTAATCATAAAAAACAATATAATCTCAAACCTCAACACATTGCAGATTATGTATCTTCGCACATAAATTAAAAATTGAAATATGTAAATTAATTACTTATATTTAATCATATATACAACATTCTAATAACATAATAAGATTTATGGTATTAAATAAAAAAACCCAAAAATCTGATTATGTAGATATTCGAAAATTAAATGATAACTTCTACATATTAATTCGAAAAAAAAGATATTGGAATATAAAAGAAATAAAATTTATAAAAAAATATTTAAACTACAAAATATTCTATCCAATACCAAAAAATTATATTGATATATCAATATTTGGTTATAATTGTGAATATGGATATTATGAAAAATCATGTCCAAAATATATTTTATTTAATTTTGATTCAAAAAATGGTGAACGTTTATCTTTAAGAGGTATTACAGTTGTAAGTAACACCGGCAACGACATTCATAAAAATAAAAAATATTTTACAATTGAATTAATAGGTAATATTGCTATTACAAATTCTATTGTAAGATCAATGAAACGTAAAAATAAGATAAAAGTACAATCAGGAAAAGATATGATATTATTTTGGAGAGAGTTTGGTAGACGTTCTTATTTTGATTATTGTAAATTAAATGCTATGGAAGATGTAATAGGATTTTATTGGAAATATGGTTGGCGGTTTACTAATAATTTTAAATACTTTAAAAAAAAAGAAAAAAGAGTATCAAAACATATATCTAAATTAAATGAAGTGAATATAGCATATAAAAATACTAATAAAGAAACATTATTATACGATAGAGATCAAATATTGGTAAAATATTTCGATAGATATATGGATAATTACTATTCAGATACAAAAATGACTGAATATAAATTAAATAATGAAGATATAAATTATTATTTAATAAAAAATACACTACATCTTCAAAGATTTAAAATGCGGTTTCACGGTTATCCTATGTATCTAAATTGTAAGTAAATTACCCTAAGTGCGTTAATTATACAAAAATAATAAATTTAGGAATATAATTTATAATGAAAGTAGACCCAGACACAAAACAAAGAATTGTAACAACATTTTCAATGTGTTTAGAATTTTATAAAGTACTTATGGGTACATTTTTAGTTATTTTTGTACCCCAACAATGTAATGATAAAATTTGTAGTATGAATGAAAATTTTTTTAATGGTACAACATTAAATAGTATGGGTAATATTTCTAACTTTATAACTTTTACATCTATCGGTACTCTTTACTTTATTGAACTCAAACGTGAAAATTGGTGTATTCAATATTTAGATATAGATGATGAAAAAAGTACAAATAATTTAGATACTGAAATTGAAGCGTATCCGAAATATAAAGCGGAAATGGCTCGTCTTAATACTCATTATATAAGATCAGTCTATGCGGCACTCTTTATGATGTTTAGTAATTTTATTATTTCTGGCGTTACCGTTTATCAATCATATGCAGGTACAAATAGCATAACTACATTTTTAAGTTTCTTTATGCTAGTATTTATGAAACTTTATAGTTCGTGGACTGTGGGTGCACTTTCAATAAAAAATGAGAGGGCAAATAGTGCATATATGAAAGAACCTAAAACATATAATACAATTGATGAAGACTACAGAATACAAGATAGTCCTGAAGAAAAAACAGTTGATATAGAAGATATTGAAATAGAAATGAAAACTTTATAGTTAAAATAATACATATTAAAAATAACATATGTATTAGTTATAATGTCTATAATATCTGTTACAGAACAACAAACGCAAAACTATATTAATGCAGGAGAGAAAATTATAGAAAATAATGAATTTTTGAAAGATATTAGTGAATTAATGGAAAACGAAAAGTTTAATAATTTTTTTAATAAATATATGAGTGATTGGATGGATATAAAGTGCAGTATAACATATATGAAATTATATAATGAGTTTAAAATAAAATATGAAAAACTTAATAACAAGCAACTAGATAGAAGTATTATTATTTATCTTTTAACAAAAATTATGAAAGATAAAAAATTAAGACCTTGGTCTATTAAAACTATAGATACAATTTTAAATAATAATAAAAAAAAATTTTTTGATGAGTTTGAAAAATTTTTAATTGAAAATAATGATATTAAATTACTAACAGACTAAATATATTTCTAATTACTAAATAGCCTATTCATATTATTGACCTCAACCTTATTTTTTTCTTCTTGAAATAATGTATCTATCATATCAATACTTCTAAGACGTAGACTATAATCTTGTCTAGCATTTGAGCGTCCTACTCTTCCAAATGCTTGAATAAGCTTTTCTTGACTAAGATTTGCAAGGTCTTTTCCAATATAACCATGACAGAATTGATAATTTGTTCCATAAATATAGTCAGTAGATGCAATAATTAAATATAGTTTTTGTTTAATAGCTAATTCTTTCATAATTGCAACATAGTCAATATTTGTATGCTTTGCGAATACCCCAATACCCATTAATAGAAGAACCTTCCAATTAGGCTCTACTTCAAGCATCATAATTTTTTCTACAATATCATCATCAATCGAACTTGTAAATGCTGACTTACAATCTGCATGTTCCCAATATTCAAGGTGTGACTGAGTATTTGGTACAAATCTTGTTCCTAAACGAATTCGTTTCATTTGACTTCGTAAACCCTCATAACGTTCAATTAATTCGGCAGTTTTTTTATCATTTAGATTCAAACCTGATTTTTTATTTTCCTGTCTTGATTTACCTTTCAAAGAACCTTTCGACTTTTTTAATTCGTCTTCTTTAGCAGTATCTTTATTTTTATTAATTTCGTGTTGTATTTTCTCCATTTCAACACGAATACCTTCATTATAACTCATATCTTCAAGAATTGCATCTAGCATAACAGTTGGGATTTTAGCAATCTTTAAACAAAATTCACCAATTTTTTCAATATTATTAGCCAAATAAATAGTTGGTCCATCAGTTAATGTATAAGCATCTGATGTTGTAATTTTAATTGGTTTTTCATATAGTGCCTTTTTTTTAGTTTGAAAATATGAATAAACATCAGAATAATTATCTTTTATAGCAATTAGTAACTTTAAATAATATTCTTTAA